TTCACCTCTTCAAATATCCAAAAAGAAGAGGAAAAAGTTAGACCATCGTAGGTGAAATTCCTACTATTGATTTTACATTTTTTTCTTATTTTTTTGCTCTGTAAAATGGGCGTTTTAAATGAGAAAAGGTGTAAAATACGAAATGTTATCCAATTTGACAGCGTGCCCGATGGCGGCGTTTATTATGATTTTAGTCATAATAACAATACTAATAGATGCGTATCTATTATTTGGACCGGTTTTCGTGATACGATACAATTCTAGCGTTTTAGGAGTAATCTTCCTTTTGTTTACAATCGTATATGTAATATTTGCCCGCTGGTTGTCGAATAAGACCTGCTACAATTTCGTATGGGTATCATGGCTAATTGTGATCTATTTACTATTCAACATAGTGAATTCGTTAGATAATATTATGAATCCTTCAAAAAGAGCACAAATTCAGAATGATATCGATCTTATAATCAAGGAAGAAGCATCGCAACAATAGTTTCAACCTTAGCAATAACTATTTTATTGGATTATATTATATTATATTATAAACAAGATGCAACCCACTACCGCAGTTTGCCCCCTTGCTTCGGTGATTTTGACCCTCGTCATTATTATCAATATTCTTGACGTCTATTTAGTAGGATTTCAGTTCGGGATTATAATTGTGAATATAATAATATCGGTATTTTTCGTTTGGTTGGCGAATAAGACATGTGATAAGTATCAGTGGGTGTCGTGGTTGATTATTGCTTACTTCGTTATTACTATTGTTGGAGTGATGGCGATTTTAACCGACCCAGCACGTTATCAGCAGAATACTGCGGCGGCATCTGCGGGAACCAACGGAAAGAAAAAGGTTCATTTCAAGGAATAAACCGTGCCGCCGCCACTGCTCCGCTGTGCTGATATTACTCGTCCTGATTCATTCTCACGCGAATCGTGAAGTCAATCCGCGCATGTCGAAGAAAGATGTATAAGCCAATAAAATTCATCGCAATAAGTAACAGTCGATAATCAATCGAAACAATCGAATGAATCAGCGTGTAAAGTCCGATATTTGTTTGAAACCAGTTGTAAATAATAAACGCGATCCAAACATAGAAAGGCGAAGCATGGTGATGATACGCGACATCTGCTGCGTTCATATCGGCAATACGTGTTTTCACGTTTGTTTGAATATAAAGAAACAAAGTAAGTATTCTTCAATTTTATCCCATTACATACCTGATATAAAATTGAAATAAAGAAAAGAAGTAAGGTTAAACACAGACAACACGCATACAAATGAGAAAATTTAAGATTATTAAGAAACCCACACCAGCGACCACGACCGTTCCTCCCGTGACAGCGCCACCAGCAGTCGTCAATGACATGTCATTCCGTCTCATCGACTTCAACGTATATGACTGTATTCCTGATACAAATACACATTCCTCCGGGTCAGACAACGACAATAGTTCGGTTGCTTCATCCGGTTCTAGCGGCGATGGCGGTGGAGGCGGAGGCGGAAAAGGGCGACCAACCATCGACGCCAACGAGTTCCGTATCCAGATGTTTGGCATCAACGAGCAAGGCGAAACCTGCTCCATCTTCGTAGATGATTATCACCCCTTCTTCTATGTCAAGGTCGCCGACAACTGGACCAACGCCACAAAATCCGCGTTCATCCGCGACATCAAAAAGAACTTAAAGAGCCGATACTACGAAAACAGCATCCTCGCGGAAAAATGCGAGATCGTGGAGAAGCGCAAGCTATACGGGTTTGACGGGGGGAAAAATCACAAGTTCGTCCTTCTCGTGTTCAAGAATACGACGGTGATGAATCGCGTAAAGAATCTCTGGTATTGCGACATCTTTACACCACGTGACGGGAAGACGCGGATTCTTAAACCAGACGGTTATATTTTCGAACACGCAAATATGAAGACAAATACGTATATTTATGAAGCCAACATCCCGCCGATCCTGCGTTTCTTCCATATTCAGAAAATAAGTCCATCGGGCTGGATCACATTCTCGACGAAGAAGACGCGACTGATCGAAAAATACACGACCACATGCCAATACGAATACCGATTGTCATTTGAAGACATTATCCCCCAGAATGAAAAAGAGACGGTTGTCCCGTATAAGATTTGTAGCTTTGATATTGAAGCCAGCAGTAGTCATGGCGACTTTCCTATCCCTGTAAAGTCATACAAGAAGCTGGCGACGAATATTGTGGACTCTGTATTTGCGAAGAAAGCCGCGCATGCGGCGGTTAGTGACGAGGATATTACCGATGATGAATTGACGCATATGATTTATACCGCATTTCAGTATTCATACCAAGGACGACCAGCATACCCAGGTATTGAAACGATCTACCCGAAACGACGCCCGAAGGAGGCAGATATGACGCGTTTATGTCGGCTCGTATTATCGAAAGAGTTGCGGCATCTTATCAAACAGGAGGTCGTCGCACAAGAAAATACGATTGAGCAAATCTTCCTCCAGATGGCTGCGACTGCGAAAGCGGAGGCAGCGAAGGCAGCAGAAGCGAAAGCTGAGGGAGGCGGTGACGGCGACAGCGACAGCGACGATGACGGTGATAGCGACAACGCAGCAAACTGTGATAATGAATCATATAACGATGTAGTGGATGAGATTCCATCGAAGTATGGTTCATCGAAAACGACGACGACCGCCGCCACCGCCGACCTATCCGTGAAACTCGTCACCTTACTCAACAACCCCAAACACACACGTGAAGATAAAATCAAGATCGTGAGCGATACACTCGGGTCGATCTTTCCAAAAATCGAAGGCGACAAAGTAACATTCATCGGGTCTACTTTCGTGAAATACGGACAAAACGGCAACCGCCCCTACCTGAATAACTGTATCGTTCTCGATACATGCGATAATCTCGACAAAGAAGTGCCAAATTCCGAGATCGAAACCTATACAACAGAAGCAGATGTATTGACCGCATGGACGCGTCTCATCCAGAAAGAGAACCCGGATATTATTATTGGATATAATATTTTCGGTTTTGATTACCAGTTCATGTTTCGGCGTGCGGTAGAGACCGGTTGCTATGAGGAATTCTTGAAATTGTCGCGCAACCGTGACGAGTTGTGTGCCAACGCAGGGGGCGGTGGCGGTGGCGCAGCGAGCAGCGGATTCATAAACCCGAATACCGAAATCACCGCGGATAATGTCGCGATCGAGCAAACGAAAATAGCACTTGCGAGTGGTCAGTATGATCTTCACTATATCAAAATGACAGGCAGACTTCAAGTCGATGTGTATAATTACTTGCGTCGTGATTTCAATCTGTCTTCGTATAAGTTAGACGACGTGTCAAGTTATTTCATCGGCGACGCGGTGAAGACTGTGGAATATGACGCAGCAAGCGACACAACCCGCGTTATGTCCGGTAATTTACTCGGTCTTGAAGTCGGGAATTTCGTGAAATTCGAACAAACGAATCACTCGACGGATCTATACAAGGACGGTCATAAATTCAAGGTCATCGCGATACCGGGAGCAAGCGAAGGCGGCGGTGGTGGTGGTGGTGGTGGTGGCTTTATCGTGGAAGGGTCTGCGACACCGGACATGAAAATGATGGTGCGTTGGGGTCTAGCAAAAGACGACGTATCGCCGCAAGATATTTTCCGGATGACGAATGAAGGCCCGAAACAACGCGCGGTTATCGCGAAATACTGTATTCAGGATTGTAACTTGGTCCATCACTTGATGAACAAAATCGATATTATCACAGGTTACACGGAGATGGCGAAGATTTGTAGCGTTCCGATTAGTTTCCTCGTGATGCGAGGTCAAGGTATTAAACTGACGAGTTATGTTGCGATGAAGTGTCGCGAGAAAAACACGTTGATGCCGGTGATTGACAAGGACCGCAGCGAATCCGGGTATGAAGGCGCGATTGTCTTGCCGCCCAAATGCGGGCTGTATCTCGACAATCCTGTCGCATGTAATGATTATTCGTCGTTATATCCGTCATCGATGATCAGCGAGAATCTGTCACATGATAGTAAAGTATGGACGAAGGAATATGACAACGACGGCAACCTCATTCGTGAAACGGGGGAACAATGCTACGACAACCTCCCAGGGTATAAATATGTGGATATCACGTATGACACGTATCGATGGACGCGGCCGAAATCTGCTACAAAGACAGCCGCTGCTGCTGTGAAAGTGAAATGCGGAACAAAGGTGTGTCGATTTGCGCAATTTCCGGAAGGTGAAAAAGGTATCATGCCGGCGATTTTGGAAGAACTCTTGCTTGCGCGTAAGACAACACGCAAACTCGCGGAGAAACAGACGGACGCATTCATGGCGAATATTCTGGATAAGCGACAGCTTGGTTATAAAGTAACTGCGAATTCATTATATGGACAGTGTGGTGCGAAGACGAGCACTTTCTACGAGGTGGATGTCGCTGCTTCAACCACTGCAACCGGACGCAAACTCCTTACTTATGCGCGTCGTGTGGTTGAAGAAGCATACGGCGATATCATGTTGCCGACATCGCATCCCAAATACCCCATCGTTCATTCAAATGCCGAATATATTTATGGCGACACAGATAGCGTCTTCTTCACGTTCAATCTCTCGACACCGGAGGGCACCCCCATCCGCGGAAAGGATGCGATCGAAATCACGATTGAGCTTGCGAAACAGGTGGGCGATTATTCATCGAAGTTTTTGAAAGGACCGCACGCATGGGTCTATGAGAAAACGATATGCCCCTTCGCACTTCTGCGTAAGAAAGGATACGTAGGTGTGTATTATGAGCAGAACCCGAATAAAGGTAAGCTAAAGAGTATGGGTATCGTGTTGAAGCGTCGTGATAATGCGCCGATCGTGAAGGAAATTTATGGCGGAATCATCGATATTCTGATGAAGGAGCAAAACGTGGATCGCGCCATCGCGTTCTTGCGTGAAAAACTTCAATACATGATTGACCAGAAATGCCCGATCGAGAAACTCATTATTACAAAATCGCTCCGTTCTGATTACAAGAATCCGCAACAAATCGCACATAAAGTCCTAGCCGACCGGATGGGTGTGCGCGATCCTGGAAATAAACCGAACACAGGCGACCGTATTCCATATGCATATATTCATAACGACGCGAAGGGCGCGCTTCAAGGCGACAAGATAGAGCATCCGGATTATATTCACGCCAAGAAGCTTCAGTTGAATTACTCCTTCTATATAACGAACCAGATTATGAAACCGGTTCAGCAATTGTTTGCGCTGGTGCTGGAGCAGTTGCCTGCTTTTCAAAAGAAGAAGGGGCGATTCTTGGATGCAATCGAAACAGTCGCATCAACGATAGACGACCCTATCAAGCGGGAGAAGAAAATAACAGAGATGAGGCACAAAGAAGTGAAATCTCTGTTATTCGACGAATTTCTAGTAAAAGCAGACAATTTAAATAAAGGAAATCGAGCGATTACGGATTGGTTTGGCGGAAAGCGCGGGAAATGAAATGAATTCGTCGAATCGTTGAATCGTCGAATCGTTGAATCGTTGAATATTTTTTAATCTACGTTCATGTTGTCATCATCGTCGTGATTACTGTGATGACCGTGATTACGAGATGAACCATTCATACGATTTATCGTATTTACAATATCATCATATATCTGAGAATCAGTATAATTCATCGGTAGATCATACGAAAATGTCATATTATTTTCATCGATCTGGTCGATGGATAAATTAGCAGGAAAACGGGGTAACGCGCCTGCCCCTGCTGACGCTTGAGTTGTCGACGACGGATTCGAAGAAGGTCGATAATCACGAATATCACTTCGGCAAAGTGGACAAGTTGAATGTCTGGCGAACCATTCTCTCAAACTCTCCCGATTAAATAGATGATTACATCCGCGTATCATCGTAATTTCACTTTGATCGTTAAATTCATCTCTTGAAATGGGACAAGTTGCGTTTACGGGGGTTATAATATTTGCGAAAACTGTATCATGTGTTGCGCGGCGAATTTGTTCATTCGTTGGTGCGGATGATGTATCTGTGGAGGAAGTATTTGTGGTCCGCACTCCAAGCGGAAGTGTATACAACATCGAATATATGTTGTTATTGTTTGGTCGACGGGATTCTCTTGAGACTTCCGTATTTAGATATCTAGTTAATAAACGAGGGAATATATCGGCGATCTGTTGTGACGCGGGTGCTGTTGCGGGTGCTGTTGCGGGTGCGGGTGCGGGTGCCATTTGCGGCGAAGAGAAGACGGTTGGACTCGCGCTAATTCCACGTGAACGGCGTATATGTTCGTATTGATTGTAATAAAAATGTTGCCTCACGATACACCTCGTTACATTCTCTCGCAACGTTTGTTCCATTCGTGAAAACATCGCATTACTGTTGGTGATAAAATTGTTATAGGAATGAAGCATCGTTGTATATTCATCCATCGTTGTTTGTTCATCTTCAACCGCATTATAATATTGATTCAGGTGAAATCTCTCGTAATAACTATTCTGGGTTCTATCCTCTTGACTATCATCCCCTCCTCCTTCACCGCGATTCCGACCATGATTATTATACGACGGATCTATATTCATGAACAATAGATATTATCAATTATAGTTTCTATATCGGTTTATTTGTTTTCGCCGATGCTCCTCTCGACGAAGATAATTTCGATGGCTATATCGTTCGGTGCTGTCACTTGTATCCGCGCTGATACACATCCATAATATAAGGAATATTACGAAAAACGATCCGGACATCACCAGAAATTGACCCATGAGAAGCACCATTCTTCTTTGATGTAAATAATAAAATATAATGAATAGAATTAGCATAAATCAATTTTATTCATCATTCATAGCTAATTCAAACTTAAACGGAAAAATTTATTATTATGTAAAGAACCAATACAAAACCACATTCTATGGAATCAAGATTCCCGGATTTTATAGGTAAAGGCATCACCGGACTCATGAATTTAGGGAATACCTGTTTTGTGAATTCATGCCTTCAAGCATTATCACATACATACGAACTGAATCGTTTTTTGAATGACGAAAAATATAAAAAACGCTTGACAAATAAACCGGACGCGGTGTTGTTAAGTGAATGGGATAAACTACGAACGCTGATGTGGAGTGAAAATTGTATTGTTTCGCCAGGTGGATTTATAGCATCGATGAAGCAAATTGCCCGTTTAAAAAACCAAGAATTATTTACAGAATATTCGCAAAATGATGTTCAGGAATTTCTGGTCTTCATGTTAGATGCTTTTCATACTGCTCTTTCGAGAGAAGTAAATATGACAATAACCGGTAATGTAAATAGTGACAAGGATCATATCGGGCGTAAATGCTATGAAATGATGCGACAGATGTATACTAAAAACTATTCTGAAATGTTGAATTTGTTTTATGGGATACAAATGTCGGTGATTACAGATGTAACGGACGCATCAAAAATATTAAGTATATCTCCCGAGCCATTTTCGATCATATCTCTTTCGATACCGATCGTCGAAATTCCGGAATCTGGAAAGACGCGCGTTCCGTCATTATTGGATTGTTTTAGTCATTATTGTAATGGCGAAGTAATGGAAGGTGAAAACGCGTGGTTTAATGAATCAACAAAGCAGTATCAAAATGTTAAGCGCGGAATGATGTATTGGAGTCTTCCAAATATAATGATTATCGATTTGAAGCGTGTGCGATATACAGCTCGCGGTCCCGAAAAGGTGACAATACCGGTTGAAATACCGGTAAAAAATATGAATATGAGTTCATTCATCAACGGTTATAAGCGCGAAAGTTACGTATATGATTTATACGCGGTATGTAATCATCACGGGAATTTTAGTAAAAGTGGGCATTATACCGCGACGATTTGTACTGCTGATAATACGTGGTATATGTTCAACGATGAAAATGTAAAGAAGGTAGACGTTATGAATGATACGATTACAAGTAATTTACCTTATTGTTTATTTTATAGAAAACAACAAAATAAACCGCAGTAGAATATTATACGGACATTATTATAAGAACAATATATAGTATATTCGTTTAATTCATTCATGTCGGTGGAACGACCTATCACAAAAAATATGCGACCTTCTCCCAATCCAGGATCGACGTCAGCAACAGACCCCGCCGATACTTCGAGTGATGCCGTTCGCAGAGGACTCAATCAGATGAGTAGTATATTCGAATGGGTTGATGGAAAAGTGGATGAATATTTAAATATTCGTGTAGTGGTTTTGATTTGTGTCGTCATTTTCATGGTATATTTTGTCATCAACGCATTATCTGGCGGTTCTTCTGAAAATGACTCACGGGAAGCTACGTTATTTGCGAACGTATCCATTCTCGAGATATTTTTATGGGCGATTTTTATCGTCGTCGTCGTAATTAACGGGTTTCAATATTTCTTCAATACAAATATCACGACTGAAATCTCGAACCTTCTATCCACCAAACCCGAGATCGTAATCTCTCAATCGTTGCTGCCGGCCGAACCAGACGCGGTGGGAGGAGATTTAGGAACAGGTCCATCTCTCAAAATGCGCAAGCAGGTCTTCCATATTCCAGCGAATATATATGATTATGAGAATGCGAAGGCGTTGTGTGATGCGTATGGGGCAAAATTAGCCAACATTGACCAAATGGAAGAAGCACACAAAGATGGAGCCGAATGGTGTTCATATGGTTGGTCGGATAACCAGATGATATTATACCCGACTCAGAAGTCCACGTGGGAAGAGTTACAGAAGAGCAACGACCCTACGAAGAAGAATAGTTGTGGACGACCCGGGATTAATGGAGGATACATGAGCAACGCAAGCATGAAGGTGGGCGTGAATTGTTATGGCGCCAAACCGGAAATTAACCCAGCGTCGTCGAAATTGATGTCGAGTATTCAAAACTACGAAGCTGGAAAAATGTTGGACCCACTTCATGAGGCGCGTGTTCAAGAGATGCGAAGTAAGATTAACGATGTAGTGATTGCGCCGTTTAATAAGGGGGCGTGGTCGTTGTTGTAATAGATAATTTAGTATATGTATATTATATAACATAGACATACTATCCGCACTCGAACTCTATGTCATCTCTCTCCATGAACAAGGTGCGTGGCCGTGCGTTAAACGCCAACGCACAAAACACCAATAATTACTCGATGTGGATGGAACCTCTTTCACACCGGGATTATCCGCTTACCCATATTACGAACCCAACCAATAATGCGGTCATTACATCAAACGGTGTAAAGAATGTTGCGGTAGCACAGCCCGGCATGTTATATAACCAAGCGCGTTTGGATGTCAGCGGGTCGGTAAATCCGACGAGATGGACAACCGGACAGACGGTGAATACGGTTTTCTTGATGCCAGGTGATACGTCTTTCACTCAAATAAATACCAGTATTTCGAGCGGAACAGTTGCGTCATATACATACACTCCTCGTTCAAACAATTCAAAGATTATTGTGGAATATAGCGCGTTGTATATCGTAGGAGGCAACACAGATGGTGTGAATACAACCGATTCATTTATATCAACGATTGATGTCGTCGGGGTGCCTGTTTCTATCGGAAAACGCGAACAACAATTCAGGACAGGCGACGGAGCATCAAATCGAAGTAGCACAATATTTCCTATTGCTGGTGCTTATAATAATTCAGCATTAACTCCTGTTGTTTTCAATATCAATTTATCCAGAAACAACGGAAATGATACAATACAATTTTACAGTTCGTCGTTCGACGCTTGTATGAAAAATCACCGAAATCGCGTTATAATTCCATTTCATTCGGTTTTGTCGATTCAATTCATGAATGTAGATAATCTCTCGGAAGGGTTATTTACATTTACAATATACTGTCGTATTATTCATCCCGTCCTATCATTCCATATACGATCGTGCGCGTTTTGTATTGTTATTGTTGTGTTTCGCAACTTTGCGTTTTTCTATCGAACGACGATGTTTGCGCGTTTTCACATCATGTTGAACACGCTCGCTTGGTGTAACAAGATCTAATAGTCGATCGAATATATCTTTTGGAACTGGTTTTCGTCGGTAGTCCTCATTCTCGTCGGTGTCCGTGTCGGTGTCGGTGTCGGTGTCGGTTTCGGTGTCGGTTTCGGTGTCCGTGTCCGTGTCCTTTTTTTCAGCCGACTTCGACTTTCCCATTTTAGTCGTCTCCCCCTCCGGCACCTCAAACGCGTAATTACGAGGTCGAAATAATGCGGGCATCATAAACAACCCAGCAGGGACTGCTAAATCGCGAAATAAGTCGCTGAACTTTTCAGGAATGTAGTGATCGTCGCCACCGCAACCGCCACCGTGTTGGCTTTCTGCTTCATCGAGAGATACAAACAAAGGCATCTTATGTTGGTATAATAAGTTATTTACATGATACCCTCCACCAATCATATTCCCATCTTTATCTTGATGCAATGTCAAATGTTGATCCGGATTAAAATACTGTTTTACTTCTGTTTTCATCCTTATTTTTTAATTTAATGATATACTATCATTAGATTATGATTTCATATTTATAACGCTGTGAAAGGCATATCGACAATTCGCCCAGTTATTCGTTCGCGTCTTCACTAGTGCTATCATCACCGTAAGCGTCAGCCTCAACAGTCTTTGACTTCTTATCATACACCCTTTTAATTTCCATGATCGTCTTTGTCTCTCGATTCTTCTTAATATATGTCATGATTTGTTCTACCTGTTTACCATTTGTAATCAGTTGAGACAAGCATTTTTCGATATACGTAAGTGTAAGTGGTGCGGTAGTTTTTGAGCTAACAAACTTCAACTTGCCGTCCGATATATTCACCGTTGCTCTAGTGAGTTGCTTTTCTTCGATGATTTCAAGTATTTCATCGTTGATAACTGCCTTTTCGGTGCGAATATCACGCACTTCCTCCGATGTTGTCTTGATTTTATTGTCAAGCTCGACCCAGCGTTTGATTTTCAGTTCAAGCGTTGGTGGAGTCGCACCAGTATGACCACCCGCACCCGCACCCGCACCATGGGTTGCTGTCATTATTGATGTTGGATTCATCAGTAGAGGATATATTTATATACAATATATGTTTATATCTTCTTATAGTTACGTTGTATATCAATAAAATCTACCTGCGACGACGAGTGCGGCGAGACGCGCGACTGAAATCAAAAGAACGACCGAGAGAACGAGTGCCGGATCTACGGGATTGGAGCGCCTTCTGTCCTAAATAAAGACCAAGAGGAACTAAAGCGGTTTCAACAGCGGTCATTAATCCTGGAATCATACCTCCCTTCTGGCTCTTAGACTGAGACCGTGACTGAGACTGGGACTGGCGACTGCCCCCGCGCTTTCCACGACGTCTCTTACCACCGACAATAGGCGAACCCTGAAGAGTAGAATAAGCATCAGCACCAGCGACGGCACCCGCAAGAGCACCGCCGGTCATAGCGGCCTTGAGACCAGTAGTATCGGCGGCGTTAATCTCTGATCCCTGAAGTGCGCTACCGCCCTTTTGAGTTGCGCTGCTATCTCCTTGAGAAGAAGCCATATTGTTCAATAGCTGTTGTGCCATCTTTCCGGCTTGTTGAAGTGTTTCTTGAGAGATTTGAGGAACTTCACCAGCACCGCCACTCTGGCTCTGACTCTGGCGCTGGCTCTGGCTCTGGCGCTGGCTTTGGCGCTGGCGTCTAGATTGTGTTTTACGAGGCATAAAGAACGATTATATAATAGATATAGAAATAATTTACTAATAATATGTATAAAATTAATGAAAGTTATTCCTGTTCTTTTACTTGGCTTATTATTTTTAGTGGATGTCGCGGTGGCGCATCCGGTTCGCCCCTCTGTCGACCACGCCACCGACCACGCCACTGCTGACCACGCCACCGACCACGCCACCGACCACGCCACCGACCACGCCACCGACCACGCCGCTGACCCCGAATCCGTCGTGGGGGGGCGGAACCCCCAGCGGAACCCCCTTGAATGCGACGCATGTATGTTTTTAGCGAATGGCTTAAATCAAACGATCATACATAATCCTAAAGTAGTTTCGTTTGTAACTACCGATATTGAACAAATATGCAATGTATTACCTTCAAGTGTCCAGCAGATATGCCTTAGTGCTGCGCAACAAACGGTCCCAAATTTACTAAATCACCTAGGGGATTTTATTGCCACGGAAGGATGTTCTGATTTAGGGATATGTCATACAAAAAACTCGTAATCCATCATTAATAATTTTATTGCGTCATACTAATTCGTTTCATCGTATTACGCAGTGCTGAATATGGATGTTTATCAGGCTAACGATTCGTTTCATTTCGAAAAACTTCAATTATTACCACCACAACACGTTACAGGAGGATCCTATCTTACACGATATTCATATAGTCAGAGTAAGCAGCCTCTTTATATTCAAACACCTAAAACACTTTCAAAACAAGGTATCGTAACTGCTGCCGGTAAAAAGGGGCATATAGATTTACTGTTGGCATCAACTGATACCGAATGTATTGAATGGGTAATGAATTTAGAAAAACGGTCTGTTGAATTACTTTACGAAAAAAGGCATATATGGTTTACACAGGAATTAGACCAAACCGATATTGAAAATTCACTTGCGTCACCATTACGCGCATATAAAAATGGAAATTACTTATTACGTGTAAATTTAGAGCCAAATCGACATGTATCTACAAATGTTCACCCGTATTTATGTAAAGTTTTTGATGAAAATAAACAAACAGTGACAGTTGATTATATTAAGGCTGACCATTCAATTATATCAATCGTAGAGTTTCAAGGTATTAAATTCACTTCCCGTAATTTCCAGATCGAGTTACTACTACGTCAAGTATTAGTAATACAGGACGTCCCTTTATTTGAAACATGTCTTATTCGCGATGATAAAACGTGTGCTGCCGCTCCGGATCAGGCTCCGGCTCCGGCTCCGGCTCCGGCTCCTATTTACGAAAATACTACACAAACACATGAAGATGATTTAGGATTAGTTACAGATAAAGCGGCGCCATTCCTGGATGTAGATGATTCTCACGAAGAACCTTTAATCGATGAAAGCGAAAAATACGTTTCTTGTCAACCAATAAAACATTTTGAATTCACCGAAGTAGACATCGATTTTAAAAATATACCCGACGCGATAGACGTTAATGAGCCGACATTCGAAGCTCCTGACCCCCTCGCCGCCGCTGCGATTAAAAAAAAAATAAGTAAACCGATTACATTAAAAAAACATAAGGATGTCCTTTATGAAATGTATAAAATCGCCAAACAAAAAGCGCATGAAATGAAAAGAGCGGCGATGCGCGCATATTTAGAAGCAAAAGAAATCAAGGCAAAATATCTATTGGATGATTTAGATGATTTCCATTCAGATAGTTCCGACGACGACAGCAAGAATTGATATCGAATACATTATTTTATCATTTATTTTATATACAATTAAATTATAAGAATGAGTTTTTTGTCTGATTTAGAGAAAACACTTCGTGCGAATCACATCCTTGTGATTTTGGGTGCGATTGTTCTTGTATATGCCGTTTATACCTATTCCGACCAAAAGTTCGTTGTCCCCCACGAACCTCTTCAGGGTGAGGCGAACGGTCGCCAGAACACTCCAATGGTCGGAGGCAACCAAGCGGCCCCTGTTGCTAGCACCGGCGCCAACGGTTATTCATCCGTTAATGGTATGACTGGACAAGGTGGTGCTCCTGCCGGCGCGACTAATCTTCCAGTCGCCAATCCGTCAGATCTTCTTCCCCGTGACACAAACAATCAGTGGGGTAGCTTGAATCCATCAGGAAGCGGCGACCTTCTTGGACAGAATCTCCTTTCCGCCACCTTCTTGACGGGTATCGACACCATCGGCAATACGATGAAGAATGCCAACCTTCAGTTGCGTTCGGAGCCGCCTAATCCTCAACTGAATGTGGGTCCTTGGAACCAGAGCACCTTTGCTCCTGACCTGATGCGCACTCCTCTGGAGTTGGGAAGCACACCGGTTCAGTAAGCGCGTTCGGCCGCGTGCCACCGATTAATGCGCGTTCGGCCGCGTGCCACCGATTAATGCGCGTTCGACCGCGGTTATTTTATGTAATCTTGAACCAATATTACATAATATTACTTCGCAACGGTGGCACGCGGCCGAACACGACGGTGGCACGCGGCCGAACGCGCAATAATCGGTGGTACGCGGCCGAACGCGCCCGATGTAATATTATGTAACATATACATATACATTCAAATCGGTGGTTCACAGCGAAACATCACATGTCCATTCTCTCAACACTTATTTTATTATTCGTCGCCATCGTGTTATCGGTTGTATTGATTCAAAATGTCGTCGTCCCTAGTTTGGTAAATTACCAGCATGGCCTCTTCATGAGCCCCGACTTTACAATCGGCACAAGTAAGATCCAAGGTCTAGGACTATTCACGAAGCGTTCTCGCAGTAAAGGCGAGAGATTATTCGTCGCAATAAATCCAGATGAAACCGTCACACCGATCGGAGGTAAAATCAATCACTGCCCAGGAAAAGATCGCGACGGATTCATTCCACCGCGGTCGGTGCTACCGAATACATATCTCTCGACATCCCCAGATAAAACCACCGGTGAATGGTGGATTATTGCTATGCGCAATATCGACGCAGGCGAAGAGCTCACCGTTGATTATACACACACGCCAGATTTTATAAGCAAACCTGACCCCAATTGGCGATGTCCTATCGAATAATGGTGGAATAATCTCTTGAATATACACAAAGACAAACAAAGCTACAATCATGAAAATATTCGGAATCGACTTATGCCGTTACAAAGATATATTCGGGCGTCCGAGAGAAGGCGCACATGCTTACCGTGTATTCGATATTGCGGTCGTAGATGTCACAGCGACGATCCTTCTTGCGTTCATAATCTCTCGCGTCTTCAGTCTCACGTTCTGGAAATCTCTCGTCGCGTTGTTTCTGATAGGGATACTCGCACACCGCGCATTCTGTGTTCGCACGACGGTGGACAAGTTGGTGTTTAGTAATGTCAAAGAATAATAACTAACTATCGCATTACGGGAAAGCATTATTCACGATTACAGGGCATATAAATATGATACAAACCGATAAATGGTTACTATCATACATTATTACATGCGACGGCGATAACTACGGGTTGCGCGCTTTTTGGCGGAGCGAGGCTTGCGGCGAGAGGCGCGCTTTTTGGCGGAGTTTGAATATCGTTTACGGAATGAACCACCACCGCTACCGCTACCGCTACCGTTACCGTTACCGCTACCTCTAACTTTATTTGATATATTATTTTTTAATTTACTATAAGTACTAGTGTAATTTGATATATTATCTTTTAATTTATCATACATACTATTGTTACTTATATAATCATCTGGTATATCATTTATGTAGGTGGGGGGGGGTGGGGTGTCAGTTCTACTTCTATCCATACTATAAATTCTCTCGTTATATAAATACCCTATAAATAAAATATGTTCAAAACAAGCGTTTTCGGATATATTATAATTATATTTATTATTGTCATTTGCCTGAAAATCTACCAAGAGTCAGATGCGTTTCAGTTGAAGTGTATTGTTTCTAAAGTAGATGGTAATAAATATTGTGTCCGTGAACGTGCGAAGCTGGAACTTGCCGCCGATCTCCTCGCGACAGTAACCCAAAAAATGAAGAAGGTCGTGAAACACATGGGAGATACATACCCTGAACGAGAGAATGTGAAACGTTTAGTGAAAAATTTCCGCCCTGAGAAAATAAGCGAGACGTTGCCGACAAGCGAGTATACCGCGTATAGTGAGAATAAAGGTGAGAAGCTCGCGTTTTGTGTAAATACAACGAAGAAGGGAAATAAACTCATCGATGAAAATACGTTGACATTTGTCGCACTACACGAATTAAGTCACATCATGACAGAGAGTGTTGGTCATAAAGATGAGTTCTGGAATAATTTCAGGTTCCTGATTGACGAAGCACATAAAATCAAGGTGTATCATCCGGAAGACTATAAGATAAAGCCAAAAGAATATTGTGGGATGACGATTAATGATAACCCTCACTTCGATAACTAACGCGGTGCGTCCGGCCGCACACCGCCGTAAAGCGCGTTCCGCCGCGCACCACGGGTCGGGGGTAGAAGATAATCGCATCGGAATCGCATCGGAATCGCATCGGAATCGCATCGGAATCGCATCGTAATCGCATCGGAATCGCATCGGAATCGCATCGGAATCGCATCGGAATCGCATCGGAATCGCATCGGACCCATCTCAAACCCATCTCAGACCCATGTCAGATCCGTGGCACGCGGCGGAACGCGTTGTAACACGTAGAAAACCGTATTCGGCGACCGTCTCTCCTTAATCGCGCGAATATCCGCCGGTCGTGTTATTTTGGAAACGATTTCTTGATCGACATCCATTACGCGATACAGGTGATTACTTTGCGGTCCTTCCGCAAAAAAAGAAACAAACGGAGGAAAGCTTTTTTCATCTGTCCAACACCAAATTGCGCGATTGATGTGATTATTTCGTAGTGATTGCCATTCTTCAACACTACCATATTGATACGTTAATGGAAAAGCTGCGTCATGCTCGTAACTTTCATCGACGAATGTTACATAAATATCATCAATCGGAAATAACATGTTGCCTGTCTCCGAGCAAGGTGTAAGAACTTGTTCGTAGATCGACGCACCACCAATAAACCATATAACATTATAATTCATCGAGAATTTATGAACATCCGACAGTTTTTTTACAAAGATCACGCCAGGTTTGTGCTCTTCCATATCAAAGTCATGTGTCGCAGAGACCACAATATTGTCACGAAACGGAAGCGGCTTAAATTCTGCTGGTATGCTTTCCCATGTTTTTCGCCCCATCACCACCGCGCTATCATATGGAAAAACATCAGATCGGGTCATATGTGAAAAAAAACGGAGGTCACGGTCGATTTTAGGCCACGGAAGTGCTCCTTCAAGGCCGATACCTCCACCACGGCAAAGCGCGACGATCATTTTGAATAGAGGAGTATCACCAGAACGCAACATTATAACAAGTATTTACAATAATAGAATCAAATCTGTTTATACTACTTGCTATGATGTATAAATTGAGAATAATATGATAATAAAGTATCTTATCATATAATAGTAACGTCTGAAATGGAAAACGGCGTATCAGATATACCTATTTATAAAATTTATCACATACGTTCCCCGGATGTAACCAAGCCCAAACCGGTTGATGATCTAGAGGGCGCCGCGGCCGAGTCAGAACTTTCACCAGAATACAACGTAATTTATGTATTCTATGGTGATGTAGAATTCATGGCGGACGAAGGTAGAGTCGTAGATATCAATGACGAATTTCTTCAACAGCCTGATAATCCATACTTTCAAAGAATATTTAGTGATTATGAACTACTATTGATCAGTGAATATGGTATAAAGGTGGTCTTTCTTCCCGAGAGAATATATCCCGATGACTCGATTGAAACAGTTAAAAAGAAGTTTCTTTATCTTACACGCGACAAAGTAGCACTATCCTACGCAGAGTTATATTTTTTCTGTAAGCAAGCGAAATCGATTACCACGCAACAGGCGTATGATCAGATTACGTCGAATGGAAAGCTCGAACTTACAGCCGTGAGACTTCAGAATTACTTATTAAATATAGATAATCATTCGAAATGTGTCAACGAAAACGCACCTGACTGTAAGATGACTAGTGCGGGTAAGGGATCGCAGTATATGAAACTTGGCTCACCCACCGACGGACGTTATACGTATACGAATATCGCAAATCTAAAACTCGAACAGCACAAACGTATCATAAATGTAGCATTAGGTCAAAGTCTGAATATTACCTCTGTCCACGAATATCCCTATGCCGCGAATCCGTTTGATGCTTTCAACGTCGACCCGTTTTTAGAAATACATGCGACCGAACTTGTAAACACGACGAATAAAATGGTGTTAATTGATTATGGTATGTTTTGCGATAATATAATATATCTAGTCTCAGCGGAAGACGCATTACTTTACGCGAGAGAAACAGAACTACATAAAGATACATCATCATCATTACAGCAAACATCTGAAGGTGGCGAATTCAGAAAACCGATATACGAGTCCTATATGGTGTCATTATATTATCCGTATCTCTCGTCATTTCGGGATGAAGCACCGCGATCATCTCTCGAAAAAGGTTCAGCAGAAGCATCCGGTGAAACCGATCTATCAACCATCCATTCTTATAACACGCTCATGCTTTATAAACCGAAATTATTTGAAGCAGATAAACGTATCATAAATGAGAAATTTATGCGCCAAACTGCAAATATCAAGCTTCTTCACGACATCTATGAAAAAAGAATTCCGGAACATGAACACAATTACATCGATAACGGGATTCGGGGCATCGAATTCATGATCCATCCAGAAACGCCATACAATCAATCTCTCGACGCGATTTTTAAACTTATCCATTGCTCCGCTACAATTCCGTATATCAAATATAACCAGGGGAAGAAACGCGACAATATCTACAAACTGTTTATATCAGGTATTAGTCGAAGCGGTCGTAAGATACCACACCTTTCGAAGGGAGATATATTTCGATTAATCAAAACAACAGCGCGGAAAAAAAGTGTAGCAATCTATGTTATCTACATTTATAAAAATAATGAGGTTCCTGATCACAAAGCAATAAATTTACAAATACCAGTTTCATGTGAATTTTATCCAAACGGGTCGATTTATGTAAAATTAACCGCCAAGTTCTCGTTTACTACGACTGAAATCGAGCAAATTGTCATCGCAACGGTAAACCCTATTCTTCGTGAAATCAAAGAGCACGTTGAGCAGGGTGGATTTCAAATGAATCTATTTTCGCGTTTGTATCATCCACAGATCGAAATCATCAATCTGGAGCATTTTGCGCAACTTCCGATCACGCGAAATATCGAAATCAAACAGATGATTAAATGTATTTCTAGTGTGTTCAACGAGGTAGAAGGGAGTTTAAAGAAAGGTATCGTGCTTCGCTACAAACGTGTAAGTAACTATAATGACATGTCAAGTCAGGACGCATATATTATCGAAATGATGAATAAACGTCAAAGTGATCGAGACATCATCGACGGTTTGAGAGATAATTATGGTATTAGCGAACAAGATGCTAGAAGTAAATTATCCTCATTTTTATCATCACTTCAAACACAACAGGTGTCGCGATTTCGTGGAGGAGCTATCCGTATCAAAAATAATCCCGGATTTCTTACGAAAATCACAAAAGGTGCGTTCAATAACATCATTACGATCGAAATTACAAATATAAATAACATATTATACCTAACGTCATTACATGCGTATATCGATTCGATTATTCGTATCTATCAGAATCCGAGCTCTACACGTGTTCCGTATGAAAAAATATCCGAATTATGCGCGAATACTGCGATGACCGCCACCGCCACCGCCAACGACGTAAAGTCGAAGCCTAGTCGTGCTTCAGCTGCCAAGTCACCACAACCGGTCGTCGGCGAGATAGTTGCAAGTGATAAAGAAGAGTCGATTGAACTCATGGCGGAAATCGTCCCTATGATAAAAAAACCGGGACCAGTCATAACGGGAGGTCCTGCTGCTGCTCCTGAACCGATTTTTGGTTTTGAGGTTGAAAAAGCCGCACCCCAAAAAGAAGATGAAATCGATTTGTTTGACTTGTTACAAGACGAAGACGAAGACAACGATTATAATGATGATAGCGCACAGAACGGTGGTGGCGGCGGTGCTGTGGTATATACTGCTGCTTCGCGACGCATAAGCGAACCCAAAGCCGAACCCGAAGAAGAAGACCTCTCGGACATAACTGGAATGGAATTAGCAAATCCAAATCCTTTTTCGAAAAGAATACAAGAACGTGATCCTGTTATTCATTTAAATGAAGATGTTGGTAAATTCAACGCTTATTCGCGAAGTTGTCCCTGGAATGTGCGACGTCAACCTGTAATACTAACGAGTGAAGAAAAAGAACGTATTGATCGCGAGCATCCCGGTTCATATTCGCACAGCATTACATACGGTTCTGACGCAAGCAAACCATATCATTATATATGTCCACGTTATTGGAGTCTGAAACATAATACAAGTTTGACCGAAGAAGAAGTGAAGTCTGGAAAATACGGAACAGTTATTCCTCAAAAGGCGAAAAAAATACCACCGGGTGCGACCATTTTTGAATTCACCGACGACAAATACCATGTTGATGAGAAGGGAAATTATAAACAACATTATCCGGGATTTCTAAAAAAAGATGCACATCCCAAAGGATTGTGTGTTCCGTGTTGTTTTGCGCAATGGGATAAGCCAGCACAAACCGCAAGACGACAAGAATGCCAGGCAAAGCAATTTGAAGCCATAAAAATAACAGAGGCGCCGAAACAACAAGAAAATATCGAGAAAGGTGCCGTCGTCCCCGCCGTTGCTGATACTGCTGCTACTGCTGCTGCTACTGCTGCTGCTACTGCTGCTACTGACGTGATGCCTTTAGACTTGGCGGTATCAAGACCACTAGATGAAACGCCTCGCCCACAAGCACCCGTTCAAGTGGTATCATTACCTTCAGATCCTGTAAAATTACATGAAATGAAAGACGATCGTATTTTAAGTTCGGACAAGTTTCCACTTGAAAATAATCGTTTAGGATATCTACCAACTCAACTCCAGAAATTCTTATTTACGGATAACCAGAACTGTCAAGTAAGTCTAAAAAATGCGTCAATAAAAAAAGATACACCTTGTCTATTGAGACGCGGTGTTGAAACGAATGACAGACAATCGTTTGTATCAGTTATAGCATATTATTATAAAGAAAGCGTGACTAAAGAAAAAGAGTCGTTTACATTAGCAACGACCGTCCCTACTGCCCCTGCCACCGCCGCAACCGCTACTGTGAAGTCCAATCCACCAAAATTAGAACCAGCATCGATCACAGCGGATTCAACACATAATGGTATTCTGAAACAAGTAACAGATAAAATGAAAAACCCAAAGGTCGTATCAAATAGTGTCGCTTCTGCTGGAGGAGGACTACCGATATCGGAATACGAAGCCCCCGCCACCGCCACCGCCACCGCCGCCACCGCCGCCACCGCTATGCCACCATTTACTCCACGACCGATGGAATATTACGCGTCTGATGATGATACACCTATCGGGTTAACTCAGCGTCCAACAACATCAGCACCAATAATAAAATCATCTCGCGGTGAATCATCGAAAAATAAAAGTGACTACGTTCCATCGATTCGTGAAATGCGCAAGATTATCATCCAATCTCTCGACGTATATATGTTTAGAACTCTACATAACGGAACATTAGTAGATTCGTTTTATAATCCAAACAAGGAATTATTGGAAGAAGACATCACGCGAAAGTATGGAATCTCTCAAACACTCCCAAAAGAAACGTTCGCAAGAATATGTAACGCATACGAAAACTTCATCGCATACCTCGACGACGATACATCAATCATCGATCATACCTACCTTTGGGATATTGTATGTCGTCCTAACGAGAGATTATTTAATCAGGGCAACAATATTATACTTCTTCATATTCCGGATGATGATATTACCAATAATGTTCAGGTAATCTGTCCAACAAACGCATATTCAGGCGAGGTGTTTGATATAAACCGTAAGACCATGATCATAATGAAACGCGATACATATTACGAACCCATTTATTTATGTGAAAGCAAATCCAATGGAAAATTTACCAAACATGGTCTGTTTTCTTTAAAAAGCAAAACGCTTATGCCAAAAATAAAACATATTATAGAGACCGTTCGCGATATTTATTTTTCATATTGTCGCTTATATGCGAGTCAACCACGTGAATATAAATACCGAATGAATTTACCCGCGTCAACCATAGCAAAGATAGTAAAAGAAGCAGGCTTTACGATTCACGCACAAGTAATGAATTATAATGGAAAAGTGATCGGGTTACAAATTTCACAAACAATATCAAAACTAATAAAGTTAGACCCATTACTTGTAATTAAAAAACATTATGAGCGCATCTACTTGAAAGGTGTAATTCCTACAGCAGTTTCAGCACCTCTCGAACATGATGGCGGAGTAGCATCAGGGTCATCTCTTCCTAATCCTCCAATCATTCTCATGGATGACGAACAATTATGGCAATTGAGTTATCGCCAAACCGTCAATTTTTTAAAAGATGTTCAACTACACGTAAAGAAAACGACAAAGAAAGAACTATTCTGTTTACCAAAAGTCAAAGTAGTAGAAGACGGTTTGGTCGTGGGCGTTATTACTGAAACAAACCAATTTCTTCAAGTCAATGTTAAAAATGACCCACAACAAGTAAATCAAAATGACGAAATACCCACAATCACAGAAGGAAATTATCTTAATCATCTTATTGCGGACAAAGTTGTCCAAACCACACCGTCCGATAAGAAGGCAGACAAGACGCGCGAGAGATATGTGCGAAATATTCGATTAGAAACGAATTTCTATAATGTATTCAGAAACACCTCTCGGAATGTATTGAATCGTCCTGAAAATAAAGCAATCAAAGAAAATATCGAGAAATTAATCGGGTCGTCATTCGTCATTTATACAAACAAACTAACACAGATTATCGCTTATATGAAGAAGCTATTATCCAAACATGTGTCATTTATTCGATACACGAAAGATTCATTAAAACATGTAGGCGAGGTATCGGGATGTATTACAAGCGACGACGACACATGCGGTAAAAAGAGTTATTGTTTGAAGGAATTTGGTGGTATGTGTAAACTTCTGCTACCTCAGCGTAATTTGATGTTTCCAGATATTGATAATGAGGTCGCGTATTACGGAAAATTAGCGGATGAAATGATTCGGTATGAGCGAGTTCGTTTATTCATGTTTGAACCGATGAAGTATCCGACATTTCAAGAAATAAAATACGATCTCCGAGAGAATGAAATTATATTATTGGAAACATTCATCACCCAAGAATATTTCGAGAATATGGAGCCAGCAGATGCGAACCCATACATTCATCAGACGAATTTTTATACAGTCGCTCCTAGCGACGCGGGTAGTCGAGGTATACAGAATTATGATCCGGTGTATCGAAAAGAGTATGTTGATCAATATTTTGAATTAGAAACAGGCGTTAAACGCGCTCCTAATAAAGTTAAACCGAATACAAATGAAAACGGGGAGGCGGTATCAACACACGAAAATGCGGCGTCAGGTGGTATTGACGAAAACCCACAACTTCCAGATTCTGTCTTACATTTAAATGAAATCAATCATGTCCTCAATTTTTGCCAAGAAGTATCTAAAAGAAAAATGACAGATACGTTCCGAAAAACATTTTTTCCGAAGATAAATACGTTTGAAATACTTTTTTCGAACGAAAGCAAGGAATGCTCATTCGATATTATACTAACAATATTGCGGTCTGTTGCGCAACTCGCGTCAAAATGTCCGAGTGGTCATTCATGTATTCGTAAGAGTGGTGATGTAATGGTAAGAGGAGTGGCAGCTGCGGCGGCAGAACCAGAAATATGCGTGAAATGTCAATCGAATATTGGGATAGATCAAGCCGATTTCTCCTGTCGTCTTTGTAATTACTTCATGTGTGATAATTGTCGTTTTCAGCACGTCGACCAATTTGCTAACATAACAATAACGCGAGTAAAGGAAATACTTGTCACGGAATACGCGAAATTAGCAGCCCTTGGGTTAGAAAAAAAACTTACCATGATATTAAATGGTTATGGTATGAAGAAATACGCAGACATTATAAACGATGGGCGCGCGACGTTATCTCAAATTATTCAAAGTGAAAATTACTTTCTTACAAAAATAGATGTATGGCTTCTAGCGACATACTTCAAAATACCAATGGTATTTGTGTCACAAACATTATTAAGTGAAAACGGTAAAAAATATATGGTATTATATGGAGATGAGATGACCGAAAGTTATTTTTTTATTCAACCATTTCAGGTTGTTCAAGACGTTCCGTCACTGTTTGGTTTATTTGAAATTAAACCTGATAAAAATACTTCTATTTTGAAGATCCCCTTGAGTTATGTGTCACAGGAATTACAGGAAAATATACGAACAGATGATGATACGCGTGTTTCTCTCGAAGAGTATATCCGTACCTTTAAATTATTGAATATAAAGAAGAAAAGGCGTGTTTTTACTATGAAGAACAAAGAAAAATAAATAGAGAAGATATATAGGAAATAATGAATTCGAAACAACAAGTATATGTAACCGCAGATCTTGTAAGTAATATCTCTCCATCAAACGTTACGAAGCAGCAGCCGCAGCCGCAACAGCTACAGCAATACACAGCAAGTGATATATTTGATATACCAGATGTAGTTTCATCGGCCAAATTAAACGCAAACTATAGTAACGATATGAATTTTATAAAATCAATTAATCATTCAGCAATGACAGACATCATGAATCATCAAGTCGTAGGTCAAAAACAAAAACCACCATCCATATCTACAAAACACACTGATGTATCGCTACAAGTGCCGCTCCAAGTCGGAAGTAAAATCGCTGCGCCTACTACTTCTGCGGGTGCTGCAGGTGCTGCAGGTGCTGCGGTTGCTCCAGTAACAAACACAATAAAAAATCCAACATCTGAAACGGGTAATGGAAACACCACGAAAAAACCCATTTCAAAATCCAGCACATGTAAGAATACATTAAATAAAAAGGTTATCGTAGAAGAAGAGGATAGAGAAAGCGCAATCGACTATGACGATGATGATGTCGAAATCAAAAAAACAAAATTATCATTATTTCAGTTTGCCAAAGATATCACATTCAACTTAATTTTTGCGATTCCATTTCTTCAAAAGGCGAGATTACACGCGATGTTAAAGGATCCAACCCTAGCAATCAATCAGATCGAGCGTATATTTGATGAATTCAAGGACCGGTTTTCACAATACGACCTTGAAACGATTAAGAAATATATTTGTGAAGACGGAATACGAGACCAACTCAATTTCATACTGGAAAGTGGTTTCAATAAAATATTGTCAGATGGCGTAATCGATATTAATGATGCCCCACAGTTCAATCAGTTGGTATATTATATCATCAAGTCATTTAATGATATCAATCAAGGTAAGGTATATCGATTCTATGTATCACGTGAACATGTGATGATGCTCCTTCATTTCGTATTAAAATCCGTTTTTTCTCTCACACTTAAAGGACAAGAAGAACAGATGGCTTTAGGATTATTGGATACAAGTTTTAAATTGGTCCAATTAGAAGTATTGCCGATTGCTTCAAAAAGGTGGTATCATCGGTTTCGGATATGTAGAACCGCAAAACAAATCGAAGATATTATCGAATAATATTTAGGAAAATCTCGTCGGATCGCGCGTTTTTTCGCCGAAAAAGAACTTAAAGATATTTTCTTTGTATAGTATGAGAATGTGCGATCCACTTCTCCTCCTTCGAGTAAAAGGAGTAGCGATTGAGTATCATGTTTTCAAGATTCTAACTTCTTCACAAATCATCCATCGTCACAAAATTATTTACCATATTCATGGTCCGCTTTGTGATGATTATCATTTGATTAAATTTGATTTGTGGATTGTAGAAATATGAAAAGTTTGTATGATCCATCGCGTTTATTATACCGGTGTAGCTCAGCGGCAGAGCGTCTAAAACGTCGTTTGTTACCTTTTTTACTACTTCCGTAAGGAAATGGTCCGTTCTACGAATGATTATCGCCTTATAAGCGGAAGGTCGTAGGATCGAAACCTACCGCCGGTATTGTCAAGCTGGACGCTATAAACGCAGCATCGTCATTTCATTCTAAGAACACATACATGTTACCGGGGTGGCGCAGGGGTAGCGCGCGGGGCTCATAACTCCGAGGACATAGGATCGAAACCTATCTCCGGTATTGTCAAGCTGGACGCTATAAACGCAGCATCATCATTTCATTCTAAGAACAGATTCGATTCATGTTACCGACATGGCGCAGGGGCAGCGCGCAGGGCTCATAACCCTGAGGACACTCGTTCGAACCGGGTTGTCGGTATATACAAAAATCATATAAATAGTATTTGTTTATATGATTACAAAGATCAAGATATGGAACAACAAGCAAAACGCGTTGAACAAATGAAGGCAGTCCAAGCGGAAGCCCTTGAACTATTTACGAAGAAAAATGCGGATTATGGTGATGCGTTTGCGAAATATGGAGTAATTGGCGTGCTCATGCGAATCGAGGATAAACTCCAACGGTCGATGTCGATTACAAAAAACGGGGTGAATTTAGTCAACGATGAAGGTATTCGGGATACGTTGATCGATTTACACAATTACGCAGCGATGGCGTTGATGTTGCTGGATGAATAATAATCGCATGACGACGTAAATAACTTAAAAATAAGTCAATAAGGTTATATGTGTGGGTATGAACGCATAACTGAACTCGTATCCACAATTGTTACGCTCTTTTAGCTCAGTTTTGGTCAGAGCACGGGTCTTATGAGCCCGGGGTCACGGGTTCGAGCCCCGTAAGGAGCATTTATCTTTGTTTTACGCGTTAAAATTCAAATACTTATTCAATAGTTATTATTATGTAATTTAATATATATAATGCCGAAACAATCGTCCCGTCAAAGTCAATCCGGCGCCAGTCGCCGACGCCCCCGTAAATCATCAGCAGCGCCACGCCGCCGCAAATCCGCGACCGCATCTACTGCTGCCCGTCGCACTCGCCGAGCCCGCCGCCACCTTCAAACCGGCGGATGAGGCCAGGCCCCCCCTGTTGCGAATTAATTTAATTCATTAAATGAACATGGAAACTTTATACGTATTGTTGTGACGACACATTTATAAACCGAATCTACGGTGGAATGTGATTCTGATTTGATACATTATAAGGTTCAATATCTTTCGAATATTTAGTATTGGTATATTATAAGATTGTTAGATTATAACAGTGTTATAATATCATGATAAAGAAGTCAGATCGTAATACAAAAACGAGTAAGCTGAATCATAATGCTGTTAATAAATCAAAAGCCAGTAGCACGACGATATCTAAGAAACCGAAACCGAAAAATAAACAGAAAGCCAGCAGCACGACCATATCTAAAAAAAACAAAAATAAACCGGCAAAAGACGGTTTAGATGAAAAAGGGAATCCGCTCCCGATGGACGACCCAAAAGGAGGTAGCGATCCGATATGCCCTACTGGATTTAAAATCGATTATGACTTTGACCCATTCAACGATCCGATTAATCCGCCATTTAGATGTATTCCTGATTTGAAAGAACCAGACGATGAACTTAGTAGTCTCATGAATGAAGTTTCTTCTGGTGGTGGAAGAATGACACAGACGCGAAGGCGGACACGACGTAAAAAATAAGTTATTCTTATTATTAGTGTTATTTGGTTTACTTACCTTAAAATCCAATATCATAATCATCATCCACCTTACCAAGTCGAACCTTCTTCACGTTATCCACACACGACTGTATTGCCAACTTCGGAATACCACACTTATCTGTATCCAATCCAACCGATGAATTCGCCTTGAACGCCTCGTCAATTTCCTCATTCGCGTCGGTATGACGATATTCTACAGAATCTTGTTTCATCATCTCGTCGATATTCACGAGCACCTGAAACGCACTCGTTCCATAATACCCTTCTTGACCACACATGACATTCGCTGAAATGCCGCGCATCGGGTCCAATTCAGCATGACGCGCTGCCTTCAAGAACATCTCCGGCGTTTCTTCGAATGATGCTTTTGCGATCGGTCCTATATCGTCGCTATTGATTCCGTGACGGAAGATCGAGATCATCGACGACGAGACGGTCATGCGGTCACATAATAGAGCCACGTGATGATAATTAATCGGTGAGTCATCAAATACTTCAACCAGTTCATTATAAATCGCTTGGCGAGCGGCTTCAATTCCAAATACGCGATAAACTTCTTGAATATCGTTACTTACGGTTCGTGTTGCGTCAATATAATCGAGTCCAAGCATATGAATGAGATTTGTCCCAGTAGTATCTAATACCCATGTATCTTTCTTTGTATAAACACCGTCTGACTTTACGAGCGTATTCTTGATGACACGAAGCATAACCTTCTTGATTCCTTTTACACCACGAAGCACAACATTATGTAAGAGTTGGTCTTGGAATGACTTAATCATATAAATATGATCCGACTGATCCAGCGGATTTTGTTTGTGTCCCGCACTACCACCACCCGACTTTTTGGTCTGCGCGATGTTCTCCATTCGCAGTCGAAACACCAAGTTGTCATCGTTATAGTCCGAAAATGCGCAGCTTACTTCATAACCGTAACTATTCTTAATCGCAAAGTGAATATCGTCCATCGTAAGCTTCTTGTCCAACATCGCTTCCGGGTCAATCTTAATACGGATAATCCATTTTGATTTCGATGACGCCGACGACCCTCCACCAGCCGCCGCCGCCGCCGCGCTACCACCACCAGACGGAACTTGAGGAACACCCGACGTTGCCACAATCTCAGAGTCACGCACACATTCTTCAATCAACTTTTCAAACTCTTGATATTGTGTCATCACCGCACGGTCTTGTTCGACGAGAGTATTCAAATCATCTGGATCAAAGCATACCTCGATACTGTCAACTACTTCAGCCAATTTGGTATGTTCGATCAACGGAATAAACTCTTGAACACGTTCTGGTGTTGATCCATCATCTTCCTTGAAATATACGGTAATCGACGGATTCTTCGGATTCTCAGAGAGTGACAAGATTTCCTCGATACGCGGCACACCACGCGTCGCATTCGATTTTGACGCAACACCAGCAGAATGAAATGTGTTTAGCGTAAGCTGTGTTGTAGGCTCACCAATACTCTGGGCAGAGACCATACCTACCATCTCGCCTGGAGCAACAATCGATCGTTTATATTGAAGATTAATCACGCTGATAAGTATCGAAAGAGCACTTCGATTGAAGCGTTTTACCAATAATAACTCCTTTGGCGACAGATAGTAATAATACATGACCTTGAAGAGAAGTGTGGGTGGAGCATAATATAAATTCTCGAGCTGGCGATATCCTGCTGAAATCATATCCATCGCTTCCAACGGCGTGAGATCGACCATCGAATTCTGATTAATCTGTTGCTGTGCTTGGACATTATTAATAATATGTGTAAATGAAACAGGCATCTGAACATTCTTATTATCGGTCCTGTTGAAAACGCGCTCGATGATGAGATCACGCATCTCAATCATATTGTCGATCATTTCACGGATTTTCTTCATGGTTGCCGCCTTCTCCTTCTTCATCTTCGCATAAGCTGTCTTCGTGAATGCGGTTGCTGCGCTTTCTTGCGTATCGCTAGAATTATCAAGTGGAATATGGAAATGCGCGTAGATTTCATCGAGACTCATCGCAACGAGTGGGAGGGACTGGTTTTCCACTTTGATCGTGTCGATACCATCATCGCCGTAGGAAAACTGGACAATACGCTGCTTGCCGTTGCGAACAGTCATGTCGTATTCGACTTTGAGATCTTCCATACCTTTGATGAGACGACGCTGGATATATCCAGTGGTGCTAGTATCACGAACTTGAAGACCATTCGCTAGACCGAAGTTGAGTGTCTTGGGAATAGTCAAGTCATACATCTTCGGATGAAGAGCCGGATCAACTATCGTCATTTCTACGATTTCGTCTAGGATTACGTCGTTGAGGGTGCGAGGTTCGTCGTCATCGATGTCGGCCACCGCACCATTTACCGAAAAACCAAGTAATGACGCTAGTTTTTTATAACTTGAACCGCGAATGATTATACATGTAGATGCGTATTGATGAATTTCGGCGTGAATATTCAAACGAGAACACAGAAACGCGATGTCTTCTGCCAAGCGAACATTACTGAATTTCAGTTCAATTCCAGCACTTGTCATGTTAATGCGTGATGAAACATATGAAGAACTAAGAAGTCCTCTTATGTAATCCTTTCCTGCAATATACGCTTCATCTGGAATTTGAGTATCGATTGCTTCACCAACAAGCTTGCCGCGCATAAATTCTGTATCCTGTTCAACTCCATACGCCGCAGTCTGATAATCGCACACATTCTTCGCAACTGGAACAAAGTCACCTACCTTGATTTCCTCTGTGTATTTCTCGCGAAACTGTTGAAGCTCTTCATTCCAAACAAGGAGCGACTTGTTAGCAGTAACTGTAACATAACGCCCCGCCTTTGTCTTGATTTTGAATAACTTCTCGCCAGGATCATGACGCGTGACGGCGGTGATGGTCTCCCACGATACATTTCCGTCATAATCCATCGTCACGATTTTAATCGGGTGTGACAACTCCAAGTATTCCATATTCTGCTCGGTCATATATTGAATCTTATTATCGCTACCGCTTGTCGTCTTATGGTTATCCAAGTGTGCGTCGATCCACTCGCCAATCTTCACGTATTTGGGTACTTCATTTTCGACGACAATAATAGGTGTTTCCCATGTAACTGACTTAACTGCCGTATCAATCAGACCAATTCGACCACCCATCGCATGAAAGAACAACTCTTCCGGCGACAATCCTGAAATAAACGAACTCTCGATGAATCCACGCGCCAGAGGTCCGTCATCAAACTTATTGAAATGCGGCAACGTCCTGCTGTCAAAACCATATGAAATACGCTTGCCTTCAATCGCTTGTTGTCCAAGACATGAAATCATCTGCGATATATTCAGATCGCTTCCTTTCGATCCTGAAAGCACCAACCCGACAAAACGGTTCGCCGCATTAAGACTATTGATTCCGATTTTACCTGCGTCGTTCGTAGCAGTATTCAAGATATTCGAGACCTTCGCTTCAAATTCCGCTTCATTCGACTTACCTGTCTTGTTCTCAAAGATTCCCAGATGAACTTGGTCGATCAAATTCTTCACCTCCGTCTTCTTCTTTGTGATGACATCCGCGATCTGGGTGTTGGTCGCTTTATTCGCAATCAAATCGCTAATACCAACGCTATATGCGTGCGACTTCATATATTCCGTGATAATATTCTGAAGACCGTCGATGAAATCAGCCGCGGCCATATTTCCGAAATCGTTACACACGCGCTGAATCAAACCCACGCCGCCGCCACCAAGGACGCTCTTGTCGATTTGACCGCGCATCATCCGACCATTTCTGATTTCAACCACATTATTCGAGGTCGCATAGTCTTCCTTCGGATTCTTCTCACCGAACTGGCGTTTCTTGTATTTCAAGGTAAGTGGCGGCAAAATCTGCGACAGCACGTCGAAATTGCTGATATCTTCGCCGCTCTTGAATGCGGTTTCATTCACGCGAGGGTAGGCCGCAAGCAGGTTCATCGCCTCTCTCGGTGTAAATTTAATATTTTCCCGCGTGAATAAGTAGGACCCGATCAACGAGTCTTGGAAGACACCGATAATCGAGTTATTGTTAGCCGGACTGATGAGTTGGTAGGGAACTGCGGCCAAGTGGCGCAACTCGATCTCGGACTCATCGTCTTGTGGCATGTGAAGGTTCATTTCATCTCCCGATGAATATCCTCAAGGTTTCCCAAGAGGCTGGACTGTATCATAGACGCGCTCAGAATGGCTAGTTCTTCATAGCACACCAACACCGGTTCAGTCTCTGAGTGCCCTCCATAGTCTGCCATGCGACCGTAGGAAGTAACACTGCTGATTGCCCAATCCTTTACATTATTACCTTTGGGTTCGTCAATTAAACGAGTTCCTCGCGAATGTTTCCATCCGAGAGTGGTAGTAAAGGCTCTAAGGGGTTTCCAGCAACAAGGTGTTTCGCCAAAAGTTGTTTTTTTAAGCTATATATGAATTCAACGGCCATATTCTTACTTTCTTCTAAAGTTATATGAACCCCGCCAAAATCAGTTTTTATTTTATTAATATACACATACCAACCATACTGAATGTTATACCGTTTCAAAGGTTTTATCATATCATCTAGATTCTCTTTGAATGAAGACAATTGAATATCTTTAAAACGGACATATTTTGTATCTCTGTAATGATTAATCAACCCATCGGACACTCTTTTTCTACTTTCTTCTGAATGTGTAAAATCGGATTGTCCTCCAATTTTTAGGTTGTATCCATACGGAAATATACTATTGTTTGAAATTATGTGATACTTCTCTCTTTCGTTGGCATTTTCAAGATCGCAATATTCTAAAATAACTACCGTAAAATCGTCCTTACCGTATTTACGAATAGCATTATTCAAATAATGCGATTGATGTTTTTTGTTTGAAAATGCTTCGGATATATGAGTTTTAAACCGCCCAACATGACCGTATGGTCGATATTTGTTATGGTTCAATATGTGAGATATTGCTTGGCCTACATAAACTTTATTTGTGGTTTTGTTTTGTATCTTGTAAATCTCACAATATCTTTTTGATGAATCACATAAAATTTCATTTGATAAATGTATGTTTGGATTATGGCACGTCATTATTAATATAATATATATAACTAACTTTAACAACTTTTGACTAGGAGGTAACACGCTTTTCACGCCTCCTGTTTCCGACAGAGATGTTTATCGAAATCCGCATTATAAGGTTTCGTACAACCCACATTCATACGAAACGTATCACCCTGATACATCACCCGCGCAATATGACACATCATGCTCATCCTATGAAGTGTAGGCTGACGATTGAACAAGATCGCATCACCATCCATCATGTGTCGATGAACGATGTCGCCGTTGTTCAGCATAATGTTTGCGCGGTCGGCATAACGAAGCGAAATGGATTCGCCAGTCTTCCGCTCCAGAATCTTCGCGCCAGGATACTCGTCCGGACCCGCGCGAACCAACCGAAGCAGGAACTTTTTATTCCGGTCATTTACGACAACCGGTTTCGTGATATTCTTCGCGATCTTCAACGGGACACCAAGTTCGCGAATCGACAAGTTCGGATCGGGTGTGATCACAGAACGCGCCGAAAAATCCACACGTTTTCCCATCAAATTTCCACGAACACGACCAGTCTTCCCATTTAACCGTTCTTGAATCGACTTCAGGGGGCGACCTGACCGCTGCGCAACCGGAGCACAACCCGGTATATTATTATTCACTTGTGTGGCGACATAATACTGGAGCATCATATGCCAACCATCGATCACGTTCGCCGGAGCATTCTCGTTAATTTTGTCTTGGAGTGTCGTATTCGCCTTGATAATATTCACGATGATATGTGTAATGTCGTCCTCACTCCTCTGAGACCCGTCCATCTTCACAGACGGACGAACTGCCGGTGGTGGAATCGCGAGAACCTGACACACCATCCAGTCGGGACGCGAAAACACAGGACTAAATCCCATAAACTCGATGTCCTCATCGCTTATTCTACGAAAGATTTTAATCACGATTTCCGGTGTGAGTTTCATGGAAAGCGAACCATCTTTATCCGATTCTGCTGCGCTCCCAGCAATACTCGTCTGTGTCGTCTCTTCTAAAATTCCCTTTACGTTGTCCCATTCCGCATATATTTTACCTAAGCCAGTCTTCATCGTAATACGAGTGGGTTGAAGGCACCCGCAACCAGTCTCTGTATCCTCGCCGCATCTCTTGATCTTGCTCGCAATACGAAACACTTGAGACCACCTTTCATCTGCTGGCAAAGAGAGAAACTGCTTGTTTGTGCTTTTGCTCATTCGAAGGGCACTGCATTTGATACATATGCAACGTAATATCTTGACAATCGTTCCTAGATATTGATAATAAAACACCGGACGCGCAAGTTTAATATGTCCAAAGTAACCGGGACATTTCATATAGTCCAATCCATCGGTAGGAC